AGGTATTTATGGCGTGTACCGTATTACGCTTGATCAGGACTGGAATATAAAGGATCTGGATGTACGCTGCATGGATTATTATCATGATCCCAGTTTGCGCGTGCTCATTAATCTGGACAACGACTTCTATGTCCATTCAAACGGAATTGATGAAGATGCTCAGGGAGGGATTAATCCTGTGATTGTTCCATTTGAAGAATTGGAAAAGATGGATAACCTGGGTATCAGGATTAAATGAAACAAATCTTATTTTCTATTCTTCTACGTTATTCCTTCACTTATAAAACTTCCTGACTTTTGGGCGTGAGTAGTCAAACGATCAAACGATTGGAGGACTGCTCGATGACGACCCAAGAGAAACAGATGATTGCCAGTCTCAGCGAAAATGGACTGGGGTACAGGAAAATCGCCGCACAGATCGGAATTTCCGAAAACACGGTTAAATCCTATCTGAAGCGAATGACCGCCACAGATGATCAGAAAGAACCTGATCAGCCAGCGGCGGTTTTTTCATGCCCGCAGTGCGGTGAAGAAATCCGGCAGATTCCGGGACGGAAAACAAAGAGATTCTGCTCAGATTCCTGCCGGTATAAATGGTGGAATTCTCATCCGAATCAGCTCCGGCGCGAAGCGCTCCGGCAATCCGTGTGTCCTGTCTGCGGGAAGACCTTCTCGGCCTATGGCAGCCGTAACCGGAAATACTGCTCTCATGATTGCTACATCCGTGACCGGTTCGGGGGTGAGCAATGATGGAATTGACGAAGCAGGAGTTTCAGAACGAATGCCTTTTTTCGGTTACGATGAGTCATGTCCGAAGCATGCTGCAGAACGACCTGATTTCCCAGAATGAATATTTCCAGATGCGCGACAAAATGAAGCAGAAATACCATCCTGTTTCTGACGGATTAATTACCGAAACGGACTTGCAAGCTACCGAAAACAGAGGATTAATACGACGTAACGAATCCACTGTGGAGGTTGCGCATGAAGCTGTCAAAACACGAGTTCCGGCGGGAGTGCCATTACACCCTGACCATGATTCAGACGAGAAGAATGCTGATGGAGAGAACAATTTCCAACCGTGAATACTGGAGGATGGATCGGAAAATGAAGATGAAATACAAGCCGGTTTCTGACGGCCTGATTCTCGAATATAACTTGACTAATTCCCAGGAGCGAGCGTCAATGCAACGTGGAAAGGAGGGACAACATGTCGACCGTAAAACGGATTGAAACCAGACAGATCAAACAGTTTCAGCGGAAAAGAGTGGCGGCTTATGCACGTGTTTCTGTCGATACAGAGCAGCTGATGCATTCATTGTCCGCGCAGGTTAGTTACTACAGCAACCTGATCCAGAGAACGCCAGAATGGGAGTATGTCGGTGTTTACATTGATGCGGGCATCACCGGTACAGATACAAAGCCGCGTGAGCGCTTTCAGGAAATGATCGCTGATTGTGAAGCAGGAAAGATTGACATCATCCTGACGAAGTCTATATCCAGGTTTGCCAGAAACACGGTTGATCTGCTGGCGACGGTTCGCCATCTGAAGGAACTGGGCGTGGAGGTGCGCTTCGAGCGTGAACACGTGAACACTTTCACTTCAGATGGCGAGGTGATGCTTTCTATCCTGGCTAGCTTTGCCGAACAGGAAAGTATCAGTCTATCGCAGAACATCAAATGGCGAGTGCGAAAAAACTATGAGCAAGGAAAACCACACGCCCACCTGAAGCTGTATGGATACCGTTGGGAGGGCGATGAACGAGTAATCGAACCGGACGAAGCAGAAATCGTCCGGTTTATTTTTGCGGAATATCTTTCCGGGAAGTCTTTTCGGGAAATTGCAACAGAATTGGATAAGAAGGAAATAAGAAGTGTCCGGGGAACGAAGCAATTTTCTCCTCAGACTATCCGAAAAATGATCAGCAATGAAGAATACACAGGATGCCAGATCTACCAGCAGGTTTATGCATACAAGCCTCACAAGCAGAGGATCAACTATGGGGAGCTTCCTAAATACCGCGTGGATGATCATCACGAGGCAATCATTGATCCGGATACGTTCGCTGCTGCTCAGGCAATGCGGAAGGAACGCGGCAAGAATCAGCTTCATGAGAAGAGAAACCCCAGTGCCTACAGCGGGATGGTCTGGTGTGGGAAGTGCGGGTCAAAGGCATTCATGCACAGCACTGCACAGGGCCAGTTCCGGTATTGGACATGTGATGCCAGGAGAAGCAAAAAGAACTGCGATTGTAAGAACTGGCGGGATGCAGAACTGATGACTGCTGTACAGGCAGCCATTGGAGAGGAAGAGATCGAGCACAAACTGAAACGGCAGGTCGAAAGGATCGTCCTGTTCGATGATCACCTGGAACTTGAAATGACTAACGGGAGGAAACGTTCATGGCAAAAAAGGTAAGGGTCATACCGGCAACAATCGACAGAACCACATCGGCACCGATCAGTAGCGGGACGAAACGAAAGGTCGCCGGATATGCACGGGTTTCCACAGAACTGGAAGAACAGCAATCCAGCTACGAGGCCCAGGTCAGTTACTACACTAACTACATCCAAAGCCGAAATGACTGGGAGTTCGTCAGGGTTTACACAGATGAAGGTATCTCCGCTACCAGCACAAAACACCGGGAAGGCTTTCAGCAGATGGTGGAGGATGCGCTGGACGGCAAAATCGATCTGATCGTAACGAAGTCGGTCAGCCGCTTTGCCCGTAATACCGTGGACAGCCTGACCACCATTCGGAAGCTGAAAGAGCATGGGACAGAGGTTTATTTTGAGAAGGAAAACATCTGGACGTTCGATTCCAAGGGAGAACTTCTGCTGACCATTATGAGCAGCCTGGCTCAGGAAGAAAGCCGGAGCATTTCTGAGAACGTGCGCTGGGGCCAGCGGAAAAGAGCAGCTGACGGGAAGTATAGCCTTGGGTATGCTCATTTTCTCGGATATGACAAAGGGCCTGACGGAACACCGGTTGTCAACAAGGAGCAGGCAGTTGTTGTCCGAAAGATTTACGGCCTGTTTCTGGAAGGGTACTCCTACAACAAGATCGCAAAAATCCTGACAGAGGAAGGCATACCGACACCAGCAGGTAAGAAGAACTGGCGGGATGTGACGGTTGCAGGAATCCTGACGAACGAGACCTATATGGGTGACAAAATCCTTCAGAAGACATACACGCTGGACTTCCTGCATAAGACGCCCATCAAGAACCAAGGTCAGGTCCCCATGTACCACATCGAGCAGGATCACGAGGCGATCATTCCCCCGGAGACCTTCAAACGAGTCCAGGATGAGATTCTCCGGAGAAAGAACAGGCCGCTCCAAGGCCAGACCATTTTCTCGGGGAAGATCTTCTGCGGATGCTGCGGAGCAACCTTCGGGCCTAAGGTCTGGCACAGCAACGACAAATACCGCCGGGTCATCTGGCAGTGCAACAACAAGTACAAGGGAACCAAAATTTGCCGGATGCCGCATCTGTACGAGGACAGGATTGAAGCAGACTTCCTGAAGGTCTGCCGGAAGCTTTCAATTGACCGGGACGAGATTATCACCAACCTCCGAGAATTGCAGACCCTTGTCTGCGGGACAGAGGAATTGGAAAAGGAGCGTGCTGACTTGGAGATTGAAAGGAACCTTCTCGCAGACAGGCTGCAGGCCCTGATCGACCGGAATGCCAAAGAGGCGCAGGATCAGGTGAAGTACATCAAGCAGTACGATGAGCTTTCCGGAAAATACAAGAAGGCGGAGGAAAAGCTGACCAAGCTGGATACTCGCATCCGGGATAAGGAAATGCGGAACCGCCGGATTGCGGATTTCATCGATGCGGTTGAGCAGATGCCCGATACGGTTTCAGAGTTCAGCACCGAGCTCTGGGCAACGCTGATCGACCAGGTGACGGTTTATGGGAAAAAGGATGTACGCTTTACGCTGAGCACCGGCGAAGAGATCCAGGTTGACTGATGCACCCCATACGGATCACACGATGCACCCCACTCGATAGGTCTTGCACCTATTTGCACCCCAGAAAGGCGAGTGGGGTGCATCGTTTTCTTGTATCGACCGTGCCATTCCCGGGTTAATAAAATACTCCGCCAATTCATATTTCAGATTATACCGGTACCCGTTGCCGGGAGGACGAAGAT